GTCTGCTTCAGAAATCACGCACATGATTTCATTCTGTGAGGAATTTGTGCCTGTTGCAATACGGGATGTCTTGATACGGATGCCGTTTGCACAGGTATACCCTGCACCGCTGTTGAAAACAGTCAGATTCTGCGGAGTTCCTGTGGCACACGCTGTGCGAGACACGAAAGACGACTTCTGCTTGGTTGATACAAGGGTTACTGCCAGAGAATCTTGTGTTGTAACGCTGCTGCTGTTTGGAACAACCGTGTCAGCAAGACTTTGCAGTTGGGTGTTTACTGCGTTCTTGACAAGGGTGTGCAGGCTTAGTGACTGCGGTGCGTCAAATGCACCAACACTCACGCTGGAATCGTACAGTGCTTGTTTGGCAGCAATCAGGAAGTCTGTGTTGGTTTTGACCTGCTGAACGCTGGTGTTGAGTGTGTCGGTCTGTGTTCCGAAATTGCTCAACTCAACAGGCAGATATCCACCACTGTATCCCTTGACCGTGACGGGATCGCCACTGGTGCTACCTGTGACCCATACACCGTATGCAGCCTGAGTGGATCCCTGAACAGGCAGCGATGCGCTGTATGCTGCTGTTACGCCCACGATGGACGAGAAGGTGGCACTTGCACTCACCGTGAAGGTGATGCCGCTGTTTACCATGAACACATTCAGTGCAGCAGCACACCAACCCGCGCCTGTTACTCCACTAACTTGGGTGAGTGTTCCCGCTGCACCAACAGCAGAGTTCATGTAGGTAGGAACTGTAGCCTTGGATTTATTGTCTGTTGCACCCTGACCAACAATGGTAACAGTGTCGAGAGTGTAGTCTAGGTTGCGAATATCAAGATCCGCAGCAGACACCGTGATGCCAGCCGATGATTTAATGTTTACATTCAGTGCATTGGATTCTGCGTAGATGGGCGCAACGCCTGTTCCTGTGAATCCAAATAGTCCTGTAGACACAGTGGAAGCAGTTCCGCCACCGTACACGGTAATGGTATCACTTGCAGCGGTCAATCCACGAATAGACACTGTACTGAAAGTCACACCAACCGCAGTGGCTCCGCTCACACCAAATACGCCAAGATTGGAGAAGGACGCAACCGTTACTGGCAGGGCTGCGCTTACGGTGATACCGATAGGATATCCACCCGCAATACCCTGAACACCCACATAGTCCGCTCCGCTTGTGCTGCCGCTACTGTTGCCACCGTACAGATTGCGAATATCCAAATCGGTTGCGGATACGGTCAGCGTTCCAACGGTGATGCCCACGGCTTCTGCGTTGGCAATACCTGCAATTGCAAGGGTTACGCCTATTCCCACAAGCGAAGTGGCAAGGCTGTAGTAGCCCTCACCACCTAAATAATCGTAACGGCTCCATGATCCACACAACCCCACCGGCAGCGGCGCGTTATTTGAAACATAGTTTACGGTATCGTTGGCACCGTAGGCAACTTTGACAATCTGATGATGTGCAGTTTCTCCGGCACCAGAGGGCTTGACAAAATCGCTGGCTATGGTATAACTGACACCTTCGGTAACAATGCTGTAATTGTCGCTAGTCGCTGCCATTGGCTTCTCCGCTGATGGTCTTGTCTATCAAAAGACTAAATAAGGATACCTCACCTATGTATATTTCTCAAAGTAAGGCTGATATGGACATCAACAACATACGATTCCCCCGCGAAGTTGAAAACCACGCAAAACAGTATACGGTTTCGTATATTGATGCTGTGATTGCCGTATGTGAAAAATACGGAATTGAGCCACAAGTGGGCGCAAAGTTTCTCAGTAAGCCTATCATTGAAAAAATCAAGGCTGAAGGGCAGGAACTAAATCTGCTTCCAAAAAAAGACAAAACTGCCTGTTTGATCTTGACTTGTGCCCACCGTATGGTACTATCCATACATAGTCCTGACTGATTTCTTTATCACACACAACACTACACATCGTACAATTAGTACAAGGAGACACGCATGGGATTCAAAGACCTAAAGTCCGCTTCCAAGAACGCATATCAGACGCTTGCCACCGAAATGGACAAGATGGCAAAGAAGTCTGAGTCCTACAAGGACGACCGTATGTGGAGAGCGGAAACCGATAAGACTGGCAACGGCTACGCAGAGATTCGCTTTCTGCCTTCACCCGATAGTGAAGATCTGCCGTGGGCGCGTATTTGGAATCACGGCTTCCGTGGTCCGGGTGGTTGGTACATCGAGAATTCCCTTACGACCATTGGTCTAAAGGATCCGGTATCGGAAATGAATTCTCAGTTGTGGGCTAGCGGATCGGATGACGACAAGAAGATTGCGCGTGATCGCAAGCGTAAGTTGTCGTACATCAGCAACATTTATGTTGTGAGCGACCCCAAGAACCCACAGAACGAGGGCAAGGTGTTCCTGTTCCGCTACGGCAAGAAGATTTTCGAGAAGATTCAGGAAGCCATGAATCCGCAGTTCCAAGACGAGAAGCCCATGAATCCGTTTGACTTTTGGAACGGTGCCACCTTCAAGTTGAAGATTCGTCAGGTTGAAGGCTACACCAACTACGACCGCAGCGAGTTTGCTGCACCGTCTGCACTGCTTGGTGGTGATGACGCTGCTCTTGAGAAGTTGTGGAAGACTCAGTATTCCCTCAAGGAATTCACTGATCCAAAGAACTTCAAGTCTTACGATGAACTCAAGGCTCGTCTTGAAATGGTGCTTGGCGGAAACATTCGCGCTTCGGCATCAGAATCGTTTGCCAAGGGCGGTGCAGAAAAGGCTGCGTTTGATGACGAGGATGATGTTCCTGCTGTGAAGAAGGCTGCTCCGCAGCCAACCAAGAAGCCAGTGAAGGAAGCCGTCAGCACGGATGATGACGACACCGAATCTGCTTTGTCTTACTTTGAGAAGTTGGCAAGCGAAGACTAAATAGCAGTGACTTTCGGTTTCGCAGCAAGGGGCGCACTTCGGTGCGCCCCTTTGTTTTATGGAACCATAGAGAATGCTTGCATCTGCTTCTGTGTGGGTTCGTTGTTCCGAATCCGTAGATCGTCATTAAAGTTGTTGTTTGTG